AACGTGGGGTTTTCAAGTCAGATGATGAGGTCGGTTATTTTTTTATACAACTAAAAAAGGTGCAAGACGAATTAAATCGATATATGCTCCCACAAAATTATGGCAAGAAAGAAAGCAAAAGCTAATTACTTTACTTCAGAGACTGAAGAATACATTAACAAGTATAATGAATCAGATAACCAAGAGTATAGAAACGGAATCTTTACAGACCACATATACTACCCCTTCTATAAGTTAGCTGAAAATATAATCCACACTTTTAAGTTTTATTACACCGATGTTGATCGGATAGAAGACCTCAAACATGAGGTTGTTTCTATGTTATTAGAAGAAAAGATTGATAAGTTCGATAAGAATAACGGAGCAAAAGCTTATTCATACTTCGGAACAATAGTAAAACGTTGGTTAATTAATTACAACAACAAGAATTATAAGAAACTTAAGAAGATAGGAACCTTCAACGAAATGGAAGACGGTTACGATACCGACTATAGAGTAGATGATGAAAACGCTATTACATTAGGCTTCTTCTTAGATATGTATGTAGACCAAATGTATGAGGAATTAGATGAGTTATTCGTTAAAGATAGTGAAAAGAACATTGCAGATGCAATCCTTACTATATTTAAGACAAGACAGGACTTAGATATATTTAAAAAGAAAGCTTTGTACATATATATTAGGGAAATGACAGATTGTGAAACTCCTCACTTGACTAAGGTAGTAAATAAACTTAAAGTAGAATTCTATAATTTATATGAAAAATATAATGAAGTAGGATTAATCCGCACAAAGGTACTTTAAATCTATTTATAAGAAAAGAACATGAGTACTGATAAAGAAATATTTAAAGGTAAAAGCCTTTCTGATCTTTTTGGTGAAATCTACGATAACTCAAAAGAAACGAAATCTCAAGTAAAAGCTCTCATAGGAGAATTAAAACCTCTTATAGAAAACATTGGTGATGCTACTTTGATAGTGCCTATGATTAAGGAGTACATGGAGATAGGAGTTAAGAATGATGACGCTTTAATTAAATTAGCAACAATCATTCAGAGGATAGAGATTGCACAAACTAAAGGAGATGGAAATGATCTATTTGATTTTGATTCACTTCAATCACTTTTAGAGGAAACTGAAGAAATACAGGAAGAAGTTGAAGCATCGTCTGATAAGTCAGAAGAAAAAGAGTAGCAAATATGTTAGATAATAACTACAGAGTAAAATCTCAAACAGGAGACCTAACCAATAGTGATAGAGGTGACTTGAACCCCGGTAGAGTTGTAGATGTTATCCTAAACTCAGAACATAAGTATTACGATCAATACGGAGGACCAGATTCAATAGGTGTTGTACTTTATATAGATTTAGCAGATGGAGTTGATACTTCCGATACAGGAGATGTAGTATACTCAGGTATAGCTTATCCGTTGAATAAAGACATTAATACCCTACCTGTAAAGAATGAAATTATACTAATACAAACCGGACCAGGTACAAATTTAGGGCAAGCAAGTAGTTACTCTAGAAAGTACTACCAAACTGCTTATAATCTCTGGAACCATCCACATCATAGTGCTTTCCCAACTGATATAGATCAAGAAGGAGTTAATATCGGCGAAGCATTTGACATCAACGATAAATTAGCCCCACTTCAACCATTCCCAGGAGATACAATAATTTCAGGTAGGTTAGGGCAGACAATAAGAATGTCAGGTACGGAGATAGAAGAGAATAAATTAACTGATGATTCTAATAAGGATAAACCTTTTATAGTAATAAGTAACGGTCAAAAAGAAACACAGAACGGATTCAGCCATATTATAGAAGATATAAACGAAGATCCTTCCTCCATATATCTAACATCAGATCACTCTGTACCTCTAGCACTAGCTAATAATAAGAGAGCTTCTTACGATAACAGTCCAGACACACCCTCTAAGTTTCAAGGTTCACAGCTACTATTTAATTCAGATAGAATCGTTTTAAATGCTAGAGCTAATGAAGTTTTAATATCTAGTCAAGAATCTATAGGACTTAACTCCAAAACAGTTAATATAGATGGAGAAGAGTATATGTGTATAGATGCTGATAAAATATATATAGGTTCAGGAGCAAGGAAGGCAGATGGAAATGCTAAACAACCTGTTATGTTAGGGCATCAGGTAGAAACATACCTCCAAGATGTAATAGACGTACTTGAAGGAATCGCAAAAGCAATGATGAAAGCAAAGACTGTTAAAGGAGATGCTATTCCACAGATAAATATGAAAGGAGCTTCCTCATTAGGAGCTTTTAAGTCATTAAAAAATAGAATAAACCCAAAAGGTAAATCTCTTTTGAAGTCAACTAAAACCTTTGTAGAATAATGCCGTGTAGTATACCACCATCAAAACTCGCAGAGTTTATAGCAAAATTTTTAGGTCAACTAGAAGCGAGAGTATATGCTCTAGTCTTAAAAGAGGTTTCAAAAATACAGCAAAAGTTATTAGGTTCTATCTGCCCACCCGTTGAAGAAATAGAAAAGATCTTAAAGGTCAGAGATAATCTTTTAAATGCAATAAATGGATTAGAAAAGAAAATAGAACCAGTAAAGAAATTTGCTGATATTTTAGACCCTCCTATCAAAGCAGGAAAAGTAACAGTAATGGTATTAGAGATGATGCCTATGCCAGGAACCATCGGTCTACCCCCTGGACCCGGAGGAGGAGTTATATTCTCAGTATCAGTCGGAGCACAAAATAGATTCGCACAGTTACTTAATTTAGCATGTCAGATAGTAGATATGCTTTATAAAGATCAACAAGCAATAAAAGATTTAACAGACTTAGGATTTTCAGGACTAGACCCATTAAAAGCAAAGTTAGAATCAATAGATATAAAGCTTTGGTCCTGTGTAGAAAACCTTCCACAAGAAGATAAAGATAGAATACTAGCAGGTATAGAAAACCTACCTTCTAATGCAGGGTTAACTAATGAAGTAGGTGCTAATGTGTTTAGTTACTTTAAATCAAACCCTAATGGATTAGGTACTAACTATACGATACGAATACTGGTAGATAAAAATTCACCGGAATTTGCACCGAGAAGGTATGCTGTAGTAGAAAACGCACAAGGTATAGTGGTTTTAAAAGGACCACCGTCATTTAGTTCTTCTACAAGAATACTGGTAGACGAAATAAAATTTAGAATTAACAATCAACTTCCATAAACTAACTATTTATATATATGAAACTAGATCAACTACGTAAAATTATTCGCGAAGAAGTAAGATCAGCTGTCAAGGAAGAGTTACAAGAAGTAATGAACGAGGCAGTTAAAGCAGCGAGTAAACCAACATTTACACCAGCACCCGCTAAACCTGTTCAAGTAGAACAGAATGCACCAAGCAAGATAAACCCAGTAATGGGAAAAACTACTTTAGATGAAATGCTTTCAATGACCAAAAAAAACATGACCAATGAAGAATATAAGAATGTATTCTCCGGAACATCGGACATGGTATCACCAGGTCATAGTATGGCATCAAATGTAGCCTCTCAAATGGGAAGAAATAGCGGAGGAGCACCAGGTATAGATATTAACAGCTTAGACTTTGTTAAAAAAGCAGGCGATGTATTTAATGCTGCTAATAAGATTAAAAGGTAATATAATATGGCATACGGAGCAAAACGAATTAACCCTATAGATTTAGAAAAGAGAAGAGCAGTAGGTATTACTGTTCCCCTCTCAGGTAAAGCTGTGTTCAATTCTTCGTATGAAACTAAAGATGCTATTAAGTCTAATTTAATTAACTTTATACTCACAGGTAAAGGAGAGAGGTACTTTAATCCTTCATTCGGCTCAGGAATAAGAAATCTAATATTTGCTAATATCAATAGAGATAATTTAACAAGTATAGAACTACTCATACGGGAAGAAATATTAACATACTTCCCTAACCTAAATATAAACGAACTCATTCTAACAAGTGCTGTAGATGATAATACAGTCCTATTCTCTCTTAAGTTTAATATACGAGACACCGAAGCAGAGGATGAAATAACAATTAACTTCGAACAATAATGGCTCAAGACGTTAACATAAAATACACAGACAAAGACTTTAATAGTCTAAAATCACAGCTAGTAGATCTAGCTAAAAACTACTTCCCAGATACTTATAACGACTTTTCACCAACATCACCAGGTATGATGTTTGTAGAAATGGCAGCATACGTAGGGGATATATTATCGTACTATCAAGATTCACAGTTACAAGAAACATACCTTCAGTACGCACAAGATCCTAGTAACCTATACACCCTCGCTTATCAGATGGGATACAGACCAAGAACTACCTCAGCTTCTTCTGTAGAAATAGAACTAAGACAGAGAGTAGCAGCATCTGGATCAGAGTATGTACCTAATTTTGACCAAGCATTAACTATAGGAGCTAATAGTGTAGTATCAAACGGTGTACAGAAGTTCTTAATAGAAGATAAAGTAGATTTTTCTTTTTCTAGTTCATATGATCCAACAGAAGCATTAGTTTACTCTATCGATAATAACCTTCCAGCTGAATACGAACTTATTAAAAAGGTTAGAGCTAAAAGTGGAGAGGTACTTACTCAAACAGAAACAATAGGAACCGCATCGAAGTTTCTAACAATAGTAATAGAGGATAGTGATATTATAGGTGTAGTTGATATAGTAGACAGTAATAATAACATTTGGAAGGAAGTTCCATTTTTAGGACAAGAAACAGTCTACAACGAAACAGTTAACGGAGGAGATAACTCAAACAAAGTACCTTATTTAGTTTCAACATCAAAAGTCTCTAATAGATTTGTTACACGGTTCAACTCCATAGGTCAACTACAAATTCAATTTGGAGCAGGAACTGCTACAGCTGATGTAGATTACTTTCTACCAAACCCGACAAATGTAGGGTCACCAGTACCTATGGTAGGTAAGAATAGAAGCCTACAGGCATATGACCCTTCTAACTTCCTTTACACAGGTGCATATGGAAATGCCCCTGCTAATACAACATTAACGATAAGGTACTTAAAAGGTGGCGGTATAGAGTCGAACGTAGAAGCTAATACCCTGAGTACAATAGAAAGCATAAATAAGACAGCAACAGATTTAACATACTCAGACACATTACTAGTTAATAACCCAAACCCAGCAACAGGGGGTAAAGACGGGGACACCGTAGAGGAGTTAAGACAGAACTCCTTAAAAGCGTTTAACGAACAAGGTAGAATGGTGACTGCTCAAGACTTTGCGTTTAGAGCTATGACAATGCCTTCTGCTTATGGATCAATCGCTAAGACGTATGTTACACAGCAAGAGTCTATTGTTGCAGCCGATGCACATAATGACCCAGACAATCCATTAGGAGTAACCTTATATGTTTTAGCTTACGATAACCTAAAAAATACAGTTAAAGCATCAACGGAGTTAAAAACAAATCTAAGGAATTACTTAGCTCCATATATGATGTTAACAGACGGACTAACAATCAAGGATGCATTTACTATTAACTTAGGAATAAAGTTTGATATTATTGCACTGCCTAATATGAATTCAAGAGAAGTACTTAAAGGGTGTACGGATGTACTAAGAGACCATTTTAACATAGATAACTGGTCTATCAACCAGCCAATTAATGTTTCTGCGATATATACCTTGCTGGACAGAGTAAAAGGAGTTCAGACAGTACAGAGTATTCATCTAGAAAGTTTATCCGGAGAAGGTTATTCTCTATATGACTACGACGTTATGGGAGCAATGAAAAATAATATACTTTACCCGTCTTTAGATCCAATGATATTTGAAGTAAAATATCCAGATACAGATATAAAAGGTAGAATAACAACTTTATAATATGGCTAAATACAGAATATTCCCAATACAAGACGCATTCATCTCCACAGAGAGATCCACTGCTAACACAGGGCGAGATGAGTTATTAGAAGTAGGAGGATACCCTACATCTGATTCAGGACAAACATTAAGAAGTTTGATTAAATTTGATGAAGCAGAAATAAAACAGGTACTAGAAGATAAAGCCGGAGTAAGTTACCCTATTGATGAAACACTCACCCCTCCTTTTAAAGCCAAATTAAATCTTGCTCTAAATTATGCAAACGAATTACCTATAAACTATACGTTAAAAGTACACCCAATCGCAGAAACATGGGATGAAGGAACAGGGAAATTCGGAGACATACCGGTAAATAAATCAGGCTGTAGTTGGAAAAATAGATTAGCAGGAACTAACCACCCATGGGCTACCGTTTCTCAACAAATTACGACAACATCTGAATTAGGCTTTACTTTAAATACTAACGAACTACATACTACCTCTTCTTTTGAAGCAGCTCTTACAGGCGGAGGCAGCTGGTATTTTACATCAGGAAGTGCACCGACAATATTATCAGGAAGCCAATCATTTAACAAAAATTCATCCCACGACTTAGACGTAGATGTAACAAATGCTACCGTGTATATGACCAATGGGTATCTTACGTGTATATGACCAATGGGTACCTTAATAACAACGGATTTATAGTTAAAGCAGAAGACTCAATTGAATTTAACGAAACAACTGCAGTAAGGATAAAGTATTACGGGGAAGATACTAATACGATATACCCACCATTTCTTGAATTACAGTGGAATGATTACTCACATTCCTCAACTCTACAGGAAATTACATCCCCGGACGTAGTTGTATCTGTTAAAAATAATAAAGGTAAATACGTAGATGAAGGAAAACAGAGATTTAGATTGCATGTAAGACCAGAGAATCCTTTACGTTCATTTACAACAGGATCTGCTTATACAGTAAACCATACATTACCTACTGGTTCTTTCTGGGGATTGAGAGATGAAAATACAGAAGAAATGGTTTTTGATTACGATGAGTATACTAAAATAAACGCTGATAATAGTTCTAACTACTTTGACGTATATATGGACGGATTACAACCAGAAAGATATTACAGAATATTAATTAAAACAGAAATAGACGGAACAACTACAGTAGTAGATAATAATCAGGTATTTAAGGTAGTAAGAAATGGATAGAAAGGTAGACATTAAAAAAACTGTCTTTAATAGAGATGGTTATAAAAGTACAATAGACAGAAACTTTAAATTTTATAAAGTCCCTGAACCTTTAATAGACCCTGATACCGTGGAAGAACTGTTTAGACTCTACGATAAATTGTATATGTTAATCCCAATAGAGGGAGAAAATACATCACACCAATACCTCGTAGAAAGAAGCTCAGAACTTTACCAAATAGATGCTCAATTAGAAAATATACAACCGTTATTAGATGAAGTTGCTTCATTAAGAGGTCAAATACTGGAAGGTAATAGACGTATATTAGAGTTAGAAACACAATTAGCAAATGGAGGAGAACTTAACTTTGAAGATGCAGAACAAATGGCTCTACTGAGAGGTCAGTTAGATGCTGCTAACTCAGCTATAACAGTATTAGAACAAGCAAACACAATAGCAAACTCTGCCGTAGAACAAGCATCAGCAATGGCAAATGAAGCTGCAAAAAAAGCAGCAGAAGCCGCTGAAAAAGCAGCAGCAGAAAAAGCAGCACAAGACGCTGCAAGTGCAGCAGCAGCAGATACAGGAGAAGTAGATGAAATATATAATATACTAGGTAATAAAAAGGATAGTGTTGGATTAGCTTATAGGTTTATAGTTAAGAATCAATACACTATATTTAGATTCCAAAGAGGTTCAATTTACTTCCGTAACTATGCTAAAGCTTACAGTAGAAAGTGGTATTGGCTATTTGGAAAAGATAATACCGATACAGGGTATTACTCAAAAAGAAGACGTAACTATAATAGTAATGCAAATCGTGAATACCTTATTCCTACAAATAAAGATACTGCTAACGATATGACACTTGACTTCATAGTATCAGAATTAACCCAAGCAGGGTATAGAGCATCTTCAATAGTAGACGCTTTTAAGAAAACAAACTACTTTAAGAATAAAATAACAGCAAGAGTAATAACATATAAGGATCCCGAAAGAGAAGACGAAGTTGGGTACAGATTAAAATAGTAATAAATGGCAAAAGTAACATACACATTACTGGATAGACCTCTAAGCTCTATAACTGATAACGAGAAATACTCTGCAGCAGACTTAAGTTTAATAGACAATTACGAGATTAATAAGCAGTATAATTTTGATAAACATTATATTGAATCTCACTTCTACTCTATATACAACACTAGGTTATTATCTGTCTACGATTACGAAATATCAACAGACGTTATACCCAACAACGAAGATCTATCCACCGCTAACGTATCCCAATTATCACTAAGACCAGCAGATATTGCTGTTGAATATGGATTTGTACAAACAGACGTTTCTATAGTATTTCACTTTTTAAATGACCTGTATACTATAGATAATGCTAAACAGTCGTTCTATATACAGGACATATCTCAAGACAGAAAAGAGATATTACTATACTCAGATAAAGTTGAAACAAATCAACTCATCAACATTACAGAAGATTTAAAAGATCATTTTAAGAATAATCAATATTTTGAAGAACTTTGGTTAAACTGTGGAGAAAATGATTTATTTATAATTACAAACGTTGATACGTATGAATTAGAAGATAAGTTTACTATAGCGTTAAAACTATACGAACCACTACCTAAGCGTTACGGTATAAAAAGTTTTGTACAAGTTGTTGAAAAAGTAAGTGATTCAATAGTAGTTCAAATTGAACCTGAAGTTGAACCTACAATAGCAGTAAAGCCTAGACTTAGACCAGCAAACTTTGACGTAAAGCTTGAATTACCAAACTCTAACCCTACTCAATACTTTAATTATGATGAGTTATTTAGTTATGATAATTCTAATTCCAATAGAGAGCTGTATTCACTTCTTAATGAAAAAAGTGTAGCAGTTAATATAGATCATAGTAACTACAAAGAATTTATACACTTCTCTTCAGCAACAGAAAGGATAAAGAACTTTAAATATAAACTTCAGTTAATAGAATCTTACCAAACAAGCCTGGACACAGTAAACGGACTATCAGCAACTAATACGTTTAATGTAGTAGGAAGTAATTCCAGGTACACGAACTTGATAAAAGGCATAGTAGGTAACTTCGATCACTACGAAAGACACTTATACTTCAACAGTGGGTCTTCTAGCTGGCCAAAAACAACAACCGCTAAACCTCACTCTAACACTGCTAGTACAGAAATGCAGGCAGTCAACTGGTACAACAGTCAACTGGTATCTGCATCTAACTATGATGCTCAAAACTACGATGTACTAGGTAACGCACTACCTGATTACATAAAAGAAGATAGTAGCAATAATCCAGGAGTTCTCTTTACCCATATGATTGGCCAACACTTTGATAACCTATGGATATACACAAAAGCAATCACAGATAAGTATAATGCTGATAATAGGGTAAACGTTGGAGTTTCAAAAGATTTAGTAAAAGAAGCAATAAAGAGTCTAGGTGTTAAAATACATAACTCAGAAGAAGGTTCAACAGATTTATTTAAGTACCTAATAGCGGACTCCTACGATAGCGGCAGCCAATCAGAAGTAGTAACTCAGTTTGACTCAGTACCAGGTGTATCAACAGACGAACAGCCAATATCTAGAAAAGAATACGAAACAGAAGTATATAAAAGGATATATCACAATATACCGTTTCTAACCAAAGCTAAAGGAACACAGAGAGGTATTAGAGCTTTAATAAACTGCTTCGGAATACCTTCTAAATATTTAAAAATTAAACAGTACGGAGGTAAAAGTATTGGAGAAAATAAATTTTTTAGTTATGATAAACATAGTGAGAATGCTAAAGATAAGGTACGGGTAGAGACAAGAGTAAGCGGATCAGTTAATACAACATTAAATGAAGATGTATCAATACAGAAATCAGAAAATGTACTAACGCAAGACATACACAGAGTAGAAGTAGGATTCTCTCCAACAGACTCTATAGACGAATATATACTAACACAAGTAGCATCGGATTTTAGCATAGACCAGTACTTAGGGGATCCAAGAAACGAAAACAAACTAGAGTACAACGGCTTAGTAGAACAAGAAAGAAGAACTATAGGTTCACTTGAAAGATATCAATTAAACGATTTTGTAAGGATATTAAAGTTCTACGACAATACGTTATTCAAAATGATAAAAGACTTCCTTCCAGCAAGAACTACTGCTGATACTGGAATAATTATCAAACCCGGCTTATTAAGTAGGTCAAAAACTAAAGCACCAGAAATATCCGGTACGCAACATGATCATGAAGGAGCTATAGATACAGCGTTTATTGAAGGGTATGATGCAGGTGCATACGATACCGCGCTCTTTAGTAAAACCGAAAAATACCAAACGGAGTTAATTAACAAATGGTCACCAGGAAGTATAGGAGGAGCAAGTAACTTATCATTTAAGCTAAATAAACAGATCCCAAATACAGATAATCTAGGTGAAATAGTTGTTACAGGGACCGAGTTAATACACCCTAATGGAACAAGTTATAAATATTTAGATAGGGGGTATAACGTCTATACTGAATTAGAGGGGAACACCAGTTCACACCGTAAATCTTTCTTAATGCACAGTGATCAAGGAGTAGTAGCAAGATTCCCTACTCTAACAACTTTAGCAAATAGTACTCATCACCCTAATATAGTAGTTGTACAGTACCAAAATAATAGCTGGAATGCTGTAGATAATAACTCTACAAAGGCAACATTCACACCATTAGCTAGTGATTTAATAATTGCATCTATAGGTATGACACCAAATGCAGGACAGATAGATGAGTTTTATAGCTTTATGAAATCACTTATAAGCTATAAACCGGAGATAAAAACTACATTATATAGTGAGAAATTAAAAACTATATCCGGATCAGTACATAGGTTAGTTCAAGATGAATCTCCAAAGTATAATGGAGAATTAAGCGGTAGTGTAGTAGAGATAACTGACGGAGAATTAAACAAAC